GTAGAAGCTCTTCAGGGTGATGTAAACACTTTACGTGATGACGTAAAAGCTCTTTTAGAGCTTGCTAACAAGTCTAAAGGTGGTTTCTGGATGGGTATGATTATTGCTTCCGGTATTGGCGGCGTTATCACATTCTTTGTTGATCGGATTTTTAAATGAATACTTTGTACGCTGGTAAATACGTATCTCTTCTATTTTTAGCTCGTGACTTAGCTCACCGTGTCCATTTGAAGACTCGTTCTTTCTCTGAGCACTCAGCCACTAATGATTTCTATAATAACATTATTGAAACTGCTGATGAGTTTGCTCAGAAGTATCAAGGTTGTTACGGTGTCTTGCTTGACATTCCATTGATGGCTAACGAATACAAAGGTACTCTATTGTCTGTTTTGGAAAAGCATACAGAATGGATTGAAGAGAATCGTGAGAAGATCTGTCCTCGTTCCAACACTGCTTTGCATAACATTATTGACGAAGCTGTAGGTATCTATGACCAAGCTAAGTATCACTTGAACTTTCTTAAATAAGGATTACTAATTATATGGCTACCAAACCTAAAACTAAAACAGCGAAGCAAGCTAAAGTCGGTAAAGTAATGAAAGAATACAAGGCTGGTGAACTCCACTCAGGTTCTAAGACTGGGCCAGCTGTGACTAATCGCAAACAAGCCGTAGCTATCGCCATGAGCGAAGCTGGTATGACTAAGAAGAAGCCGACTAAAAAAGGTTATTAATCTAATTAAGGATAAACAATGTCAACATTTCAATTAGACCCTAATCAAGTAGCTTACGGTGTTCCTTCTCTGGGCACTGCTCAAGTTGCTTCAGTTACTAACTCCAGCGTTCAAATGACTGCATTTGGAGCATCGACAACACTGATTCGTATTTCTTGTTCACTAGGGCACTGTCACTATCAAATTGGTACGAACCCTACTGCAAGTGTCACAACATCTGCTATGATTCCTAATAATTCTATTGAGATTATTGCTGTTACTCCCGGACAAAAGATAGCATTTATTAAGGATGCAACTGTTACATCATCAACGGTTTCTGTAACAGAGTTGGTTTAATCATGGCTTTGCCTACCTTTTTGTCTCTAGTTAATGACGTACTTGTGCGTCTTCGTGAGCCCACTGTTTCTACAGTTAGCGAGAATACAATAAGTACTCTGGTGGGTAAGTTTGTTAATGACGCTAAGCGTGAAGTAGCTGACTCTTACGACTGGGATGCTTTTACTACTTCCATGACTGTTTCCACTATTGCTAATCAATATGATGGATACAGTCTCACAGATGCTGGTGTACGTTTTAAAGTACTAGACGTTATCAATACAAGTAGGCAGTATATCCTAGAGCCTATGGATCATGCTACTCTAGACATTAATAACTTCGGCACACTTAATCCTCAAAAGACAACACCTTTCAACTATATCTTCGGTGGTGTAGACACTAACGGTGATGCTCAAGTTAAGTTCTGGCCTATTCCTGATGCAGCTTACAACATCCGTTTCGGTATTGTTGTTCCTGAGAATGACTTGGTAAATGATGGTGATACAACTAAGCTAGTTAAAGAACCTATCGTACTAAACGCCCTTGCTCGTGCTTTGGTTGAACGTGGTGAAGACGGTGGTTTGAATAGCTCAGAAGCTTATCTTTTAGCTAAGAAGTCCTTGGGCGATGCTATCGCTCTTGAACTTGCTCGTTCTCCTGAAAATGATACTCGGTATCCAGCGTAATGGCTCAGCTAATACAATCTTACGCTATTAGCGCACCCGGATTTTACGGGTTAAATACTCAGGACTCGTCTCTTGACTTGGCCTCGGGGTACGCTTTAACAGCTACTAATTGCGTTATTGACCAGTATGGACGTATTGGCGCTCGTAAGGGCTGGACACCAGCTCATTCCGCTTTAGCTGCTTTAGGATCAGCCGATGTTCAAGCTATTGGTGAATTGATTACAGTAAGTGGGACAAGTTACACAATTTGTGCAGGTAATAACAAGTTATTTAAGCTTGTGGGTTCTACACTTACTGAATTGACTTATGGTGGTGGCGGTACAGCTCCTACGATCACAGCTAGTAATTGGCAGATGGCTTCCTTAGGTGGAGGTCTTTACCTGTTCCAAGAAGGCTATGATCCTCTTGAGTTTAACCCGACAACCTCAACTACGCAGTATCGCCGTATTTCAGAAATTGCGGGCTACGCAGGAACCGTACAACAAGCTAACGCCGTTATCAGTGCTTATGGACGTCTTTGGAACGTAGGTAGCACCAGCGACAAAGTAACTATTCAATGGTGCAACACCAAACAACCTAACAAATGGAATACAGGTACAGCAGGTACTTTAGATACTACTACTGTATGGCCTAGAGGTGGAGATACCGTAGTTGGTTTAGGTGCTCACAACGGCTTCCTGTTTATATTCGGTAAGAACAACATTCTTGTGTATCAAGGAGCTACTGATCCTTCAGGCACTGGGTTTACTCTTCAAGACGTTATCACAGGTATTGGCTGTATCGCTAGGGACTCCATTGCGTACACTGGATCAGACATTATTTTCTTGTCTCAAACAGGTGTCCGTAGTTTACAAAGGACTATCCAAGAAAAATCAGTACCTTTAAGAGAACTAAGTAAAAATGTCCGTAATGACTTACTTACTTACTTGACTGCTGAAACTTTAGCTAATGTAAAAGCTGTACATTCTCCTATAGATGCCTTTTACTTATTGTCGCTGCCTTACGCTAAACAAGTGTATTGTTTTGATACGAAAGCTCAATTACAAGATGGGGCTGCTCGTGTAACTACTTGGGACAGTATCGAACCAACTTCTTTCTGTGTTAAACAAGATGGTACTTTACTACTAGGTAAAACAAGTTACATTGGCACATATACAGGGTATCTAGACAATAGCTCCACTTATTTATTGCAATACCATACTAACCATACTGACTTTGGCGAACCCTCTGTTACTTCTATTTTAAAATCTTTACTGGTAACTGTGATTGGCGGTAACGGACAGATTCTGACATTCAAATGGTCTTATGACTTTACAGGTAACTTTTATTCACAAAACGTAACTATTCCTTCTAACAGCATTGCTTACTACGGAGAAAGTGAATACAATTACGGGGCTGATTATTCTAATGGACAAGTTTTGTATGTATTGAAAGCTTATCCTACAGGCTCAGGAAAAGTAATACAAACTGGTTACGAAGCGTTAATTAACGGTTCACCGCTGAGTATTCAAAAATTAGAGATTCACGCTAAAAACGGAAAGATTACATAATCATGTCAAATTATACAAAGTCCACAAACTTCGCCGCCAAAGATAGTTTATCTCACGGTAATGCAGCTAAGATTGTTAAAGGCACTGAGATCAACACTGAGTTTGATGCTATTGCCACAGCTATCGCAACTAAGGCTGATGGTACGTTTACAGCTTTTAAGTTTGTAGAGACTTCCGGTGTCTTGTACATTCAGTCTAGCGGAACTAACGTAGCTAAGATTGATGGCTCAGGTAATCTAACTGTTATTGGCAATGTTATCTCTAATGGCACAATGTAACTTTCTACTGCAATCCATAAAGAGGTAAAGCATGGCGAACGAATCAAAATACGATGTTTTTTCTAACTTGGGTTCAATAGCGCCTAAAAGTTTATTTACTACAGCACTTGTTCCACAGTACGATGAAAACGGAACTATTGTTGGGTATGGGCAACAGCAAACCTTTGCAGTCCCAAACGCAATGCCTGTGGGCGTAGATGAAAATAACCCTACACCTCAAGGTTATCAAGTAGCAGTTGGCAATATCGATAACGAACCAATTTTAGCTAATTATGATTACAAAGGTAATTTAACTGGATACGAATCGCGTCAGTTTGGTGTTGACGGTAAAAACTATGCAGGTAATTGGGATGCTTCTGGTGTTGCCGCACCCACGGAAATAAAACCACACGGCGGTAATTTTTTAAGTAATTTCCTGAGTTCAGATGCTGGCAAACTTGCTGCCATTGCTGGCGCTGCTTATGCTGGAGGCGCTTTTGATCCTTCTATGTTGGGTGCTGGAGCTTCAGGCGCTAGTGCTGCTGATGCCGCAACTCTTGCTGAGGGATGGGGAGGTAGTGGTGCAGTTGGCTCAGGAAGCTCTTCTGGGCTTTTAAGTGGCACTGCCGCAGCTTCCCCACTCGCTACACAAGGTAGTGCAGGATACGGACAACTAGGTAGTGGCACATTTGGTGCAACAGGTACTCCAGAAGGACTTCAGTTTGTTAGTCAAGGTGGTCTGGCTGCTCCGGCAACTGTCGGTCAAGGCGGGGCATTAGGCGCTGGTTCTTTTGCTGCTAATGGAAGCACATTGGCTCAAGCAGGTCTTTTAGGCGGCGCAGCAACATTGGCAGGTGAATTGGCTCCTGCAACAGATTATTACGCAGCGGGAACTGCTGGAGCAGGAACGGCTTTAGGGGCTGGCACTGCTGGCGCAGGAACATTATTAGGAGCAGGTATGGCAGATGCAGCAGCAGGTGGATTGGGAGGCTTAACAGCGGAACAACTGGGACAACTGGGTTTAGTTCAAGGCGGACTAGGTTTGCTTGGGGGTGTTCTAGGTGGAAATACTGCCGCTGGAGCTAGTTCACAAGCTGCTCAACAGTATGCTAAGTCTGCTCAGCAAGGCGCTAACATGGCTAGTTTCAGGCCTGTTGGAACTACGACAACCTTTGGTACATCTAATTTCCAGCTTGATCCTGTAACGGGGCAACTCACGAGTGCTGGTTATCAACTGTCCCCTCAGTTGCAAGCGTATCAAGATCAGATCATGGGGTCTAACCGTCAATCTTTGAATGATGCAACTACTTTACAGAACTTGGGACGTCAGTACATTGCTCAAGATCCTAATCAAGTAGCTTCTAATTGGTATAATCAACAACAAGCTTTGTTGGCTCCTAGTCGTGATACTGAGTCTGCTCGTTTGGCTAATCAGCTTCAGCAAACAGGTCGTACAGGCGTCTCAGTTGCTCAAGGAGGTAACTTACAAGCTGCTAACCCTGAGACGGCTGCTCTAGCTAATGCTCGTGCTATGGCTGATGCTCAGATGGCTGCTAATGCTCAGACATACGGTCAACAGCAAGTTGGCTTTGGTCAAGGTTTGTTGAGTAATGCTTATCAGCCGTTTAATGCTGGCTTGACTACAGCATCGAATGTGGAAGCATTGGGACAACAGCCGTTTACTTTGTCATCTAACTTGGCTAATTTGTCTTCTACTGCTGGCGCTCGTGCAGGACAGATCCTTGCTACCGGAATGGGAAACAGTATATCATCTCAACAAGCTGCTAATAGTTACAATCCTTGGGCCACAGCAGTTCAAGGAGTTGCTTCTAATCCTTTGACGGGATTGGGTCTTCTGAGTGCTTTCGCTTAAAATAGTAAGTAAGGAATAGAATAATGGCTACAGATAGCATTGCAGGTTTGTTTACAGACCCTTATACAGCCCTTCAACAACAGTCTTCTGCTACGGATCAACGAGCTGCTCAGTTTGCTCAGATGACTCCTTTGCAACAAGCTCAGTTTGGTATTTACGGTGGAGCTAGTCGTTTAGGTGGGGGCTTGGCTGGTTTGATGGGTGTTGAAGACCCACAGATGAAACTGCAAAGTGCTCGTCAACAAGTTTTAAGAGGTCTCGATCCTACAAATGTTGAGTCCATCAGTAGAGCAGCTCAAACATTGGCTCAAGCCGGAGATCAGCAAGGTGCGATGCAATTAGCTCAACGTGCTTTGGAGATTCGTAATACTGAATCTCAAATTTCAGGTCGTACTGAAGAAAAGCAAGCTCAGCGTGACATGCAAATTCAAATAGCTCGTGACCGTAATGATGCAATGCTTCAAGCGGCTCGTGAGCGTATTCAATCAAACCTTGACATTGCTGAGCGCCGTGGGGCTGATGCAAAAGAACTCGCTCAAATGCGTATTGAAGGTCAAAAAGAACTTAAACAATTAGCAGCAGGTATGGGTAATGGTTTGACAGATCTTAAGAAACAACTTCTTGAAGAAAAATTAGCTACGGAAAAGGAAAAGAAAGTTGCTGCCGCTGAAGCTACTACTAGCCGTTTAGAAAACTTAATTGATAGTACAGCTAATGTGATGACCACTATTGAAAAAGCTAAAGGTCAAGTAAGCGGAACTACAGCGGGTATGGGAGGTCGTTTGCTTGGTTGGACAACAAGTGCTACTGATTTGGAAGAGACTCTCAATACCGTTAAGGCTAATTTAGGTTTTGATCGCTTACAACAAATGCGTAACGAATCTAAAACAGGTGGCGCATTGGGCCAAGTTGCTGTTAAAGAACTTGATCGCTTGGAAGCTGCTCGTGCAAGTTTGAACCGCGCTCAAAGTCCTGAACAGTTAAAATCTAATTTAGATAATGTGTATCAAGCTTATAGTACTTGGCGAACAGCTGCAACAAAGGCACTAGCGGAAAAACAAAAAACTGGCGCATCTACAAACACACCTTCAGCTAGTAATCTTACATTTGAAGAGAAAGTCCAACGTACAATGGCTGCTAATCCCGGAGCTTCTCGTGTTGCTGTAGAAACACAGTTACGTGCTGCTGGACATAAATAAGGATACAAATGGCAACTCTTCCACAAACACAAGAAGAAGCGCGTAAGTTAATTCTTCAAAAGCAGGACGCTTTACGTCAACAATATGCTCAAGAACAAGCGGCAGGTACGTTAACTCGCAGTAAAGAAACACAACTGCGTCAACAATTGCAAGATTTAGATAAGCAATTTGAATTAGCTTCTACGAGCACTGTCGGATCTATAAGCAGAGGCTTACTATCAGGTGTGCGACAAAACTTTGATTTTATGGGTAAAGGCCTAAATGTAGCTTCCCCCGTTTTATCTATGCCTTCTCAAATTGCTCAAGCAGCAATGAACTTTAAATTTGGTCGCCCAGTTAATGAGCCTCAAAGCCAAGAACAATTAGTTCCTTTTAGAGCTGGTCAAGGTGTTGGAGGTATTGCCACGGGTTTGCTAACTCCCGGTAATACTGCTAAGTCTATTGCTACAGGAGCTGGATTAACTGCTGCTGATATTGCTATTGAGTCTCAAGGAGGCCCTCAATCGACAGCTTCTTTGTCATATCTTGCCGCCATCTTGGGTAAGTCAGGATGGAAGGGTATGTCATCTTGGCGTGAAGGTCGAAAGTTTGAAGACTTGCTGAGCAAATTGCCACCAGATATGCCTGAACTAGAGCGTAATGCTCTTAAAAGGTTCATGCTTACAGGTCAAGGCTCAGACAACGGTATTGTCGCTGCTGCTATGCAAAAGCTTGAGACTAAGCCGGAATTTGCTGAAATGATAAAGAAACTTCGTGAGGGAGCTACTGAGCAAACATTGTCTGGTATGCGTCCTGAGGCGGGTAAGCTAACTAAAGAACAAGCTGGAACAGGGTTTGTACAAACAATTCAAAATAAACTTGACAGTTTAAAGGAAACGATAGGCTCATCTGTATTAGATGCTAAGGGTGTAAGTCTTTATGACAAAGCTAAAGGATATGGTGGCGGTAAAGCTATTGTAGAACCTACCAAAACTGTTGCCAATATTGATAAACTTATTACAGAATTTCAAGCTAAAAATACCCCTGATGCTGAAAGTGCTGTAAAAGCTCTAGAATCAATGAAAGCTCGTCTAACATCAGCAAGTATTGTTAATCCTGAACAAGCTGCTTTTGCTGGTGTGGCTGGCCCTGCCGAAACAACAACTAAACGTACTATTGAACAAGTACAAGGCGTGTTATCAGAATTTGGTAAAAAAGCTTCTCAAGGCGATACTTTAATTAAAGATTTGTCTATTTCTTCTGAACAACGAATCAGTGCTGCTATTTTTGGTGGAATGAAAGATGATATTAAAGCTTCATTACGTACAGTAACGGATCCTAATGACCGTAAAGCTTTGACATTGTTGGTAGAAGCTCGTGATAAAACATCTGCTGCTGCTCAACGATACAATGATGCTGTTGCTCAAGGTATGCCAGCTTTCTTGAAAGACTCTAATCCCGCTTCTTTGGACTTTCCTACACTTGCTGCTCAATACGAAAAATTAACTCCTCCACAACGGGCGTCTGTTCGTCAATGGGTTGGTGATACTGATCCTGAAGTATTAAAGCAATTTGATCGTCAGATATATACTAACTTTCTTGACAAAGCTCGTGATGCCAATGGTACAGTTGATTTAGGAAAGCTTACTAGCCTCTGGAATAGTACGAAAACTGCTGATCGTGATGCTGTGACTACTGCCTTGGGTGTTAATGCTGGTGAATTTAACGCACGTATGAGAGATGCTACAGCATTTAACAACCGTATTCGTGTATCACAACCTACAGCAGAAGTTAGTGACATTGCGGCAACAGCTCCTCCAGCTGCTCGTTTGGCTGGCGCTGCTATTGGATATGGCGCTCATCAAGGTGTCATGCTTGGTGCTGATATTGCTAAACAGTTGCTGGATAAAACTAAATTAACTGATGACCAGTTGATGAAACTTTTACTGTCTAATGAAGGCGCTGATTTCTTGAAGACTCAAAAGTTAACACCCGGATCTGCTGACTTATTAAATAAGCTGACTCAAGTGACTACGATGTCTGCACCAGCAACAGGAACAGTTCAACAAGTTGGTGCTCAACTTCAAGCCCCTCCTGCTGTTCCACAACAACAAGCAATTCCACCAACAGCAATTGTTATACCTTCATTTGATGAAACGCCTACAACTTCTACTGAGGCCATTCCAACTGAAACTGCACCTACAAATCAAATAGTAATTCCTAACTTTAACGACTAATGCCTTTAATCCTCCTTGCTGGTGCTCTCAAGGCTGTTGAGGCTATCCAGCAGGGATGTGAGCTATATAAAGAATACAAAGGCGTAGTCTTACAGGCTAAAGAGACTTTTGATGAAGCTAAGGAGCACGTTGAAGAAGTAATTGGTTTATGGGGGTTCATTAAGGGAAAACTATTTCCTACAAAAGAGCCACCTAAAGCTGTTATATCAGAAACAATTACTAAGAAACCCACTAAGGTTATTAGACAATCTTATAATGAACAGGACATAAAAGCTGACTTAATTAAGAACTTGAAGATATTCTTTAAGGCTATGATAGCCCTTAATAACAAGATAGAAGAACAACAGTTAAGGATAGACACACAGTTTATTGAGCCTAATGAGTTATTGGAAGTATCCTTGGACTTAGTGATAGCTAAGAAGGAGATGGAGAAAGCTCAGAGGGAATTAAGAGAAGTTATGGTGTATCAGAGTCCTGCTGAGTTAGGTGCTCTATACAGTGATGTAATTGAAATGTTTGGAATCGTACAGGAAAAACAAGAAATAACACATCTATTAGCAATTAAACGCAGGAAAGAGGAATGGCAACGAAAAAACAAGCTACTTTCCAAAGTAAGACAACGAATAGCTTGGGTAGTAATAGTGGCTCTAATAGTACTGGAAATATGGGCAATAATAATAGCGATGGCTCTAGCGATACGGCCTACATAAGTTTCTTAGTGCTTCTTACCCTCTTATTCTTTATCATCTTACCTTTTGAACTTTATTTATATATTATCGTAAGGGACGCTGTAGCGGCGTGTAACAAATGAATGACTTATTGAACCTATTAAAAGGTATTGCACCTACAGTAGCAACTATGGTAGCAGGGCCTCTAGGCGGGGCTGCTGTGTCCGCATTGGCTTCTAAGTTTGGTGTCTCAGATAGCGTAGAAGCTGTCGCTAAAGCCATTGCTGGTGATCCTGCTGCTGCACAGAAGCTGGCTGAGATGGAACTGGAGTACGCTAAGTTAGATGCTGCTGATCGTGACTCAGCTCGTAAAAATGAAACTGCTTTAGCAACTAACGAAAACGTACCTATTTTAAATAAATCTGTAACACCTATTCTAGCTTTAGTTATCGTAGTTGCTTGGGGACTTATTCAGTATCACTTGCTAACCCATATTGTTCCTGATGTAATGCGTGAGATCATCATTCGTGTACTTGGTACGCTAGATGGCGCTCTTGTAATGGTTTTGTCTTACTACTTTGGCGCAAGCCATAAACATTAAT